TCTGTCTCCTATTTTCATTTTTTAGTCACCTCTATATGGTTCTGGAAGTGGCATCCATGCGATCACCTTCCAGTACGCCATTCTTCCCGTCATCGTCCATGCTTTATATCTCGGCTGATACGGTGCAACTGTTGTTCTTCTCCCTACTCCGTCAAGTACGGAAACAAGATATCGCCCACTCTCTTCAGGCAACCTCTCACTGCACGGAATCCACCGTTGTTCTGGCTGTGCGGACGGCAACGCTTGTATATCTTCAACATTTACACAATACCCTTCTGGTTCCAATCCATTGCCATAAGCGTATGCCATGTCTAATATCGCCTGTCGGCTGATTAAGTCATCCATTTTTTAACTCTCCGTAAAATCTGAAATACTATACTGCTTTTCCGCGTTCGTAATCCTGATATACTTGAAGTACACGCCTTTCCCATCTCTACCCTTCTCAGGCAGTTTTTTCGAGACTTCTGAAAAGAACTTTTTACTGCTCATTTCGTATTCCCTGTTTTCTTTTGCCCATCTGCTGTACGCCCTGTAAAGCTCCTGCGCGGGCGTGCGCTTCTTCTCGTCATAATCAATTTCCACGCACTCATCCAGAAAACCCGCAAGCAAATCCATCTCGTGCTTATATTCTTTTACGGCGACCTTTACGCAGTCAGGATCGTTTAACCCGAACTTACGCCACTTGATACAGCCATCCACAGCCCATCGCAAGATCTGCGGGAACTCTTTGCGGAGCTTGTACTTAAGATTTTTGTCTACCCGCTCTTTCGGGATCGTGACCTCGAACGGAATCAGTTTTATGCGTCTCCAAATGCCGTAGTCCGTCCCGCGAATCACAGGCTTGTGGTTTGTGGCAATCCAAATTTTGAACTCTGGCGTGTATTCGAACTCATCGCCATACAGGAATCTGCACGTAATTTTAGACCCGCCCGTAAGCTGTTTCAGCAAGCCCTCATTCAATCTCACCCCTTCCGTTGGCTCTTCCGAAGTAACGAACCTTGCGGATTTCAATCTCGCAATATCAGACCCCGCACCGCTGTCTCCGAACTTTTTCAGCATGATCGTCTCCGGCTGAACGTTCGCACTGTACCCACCGAACAGATCAGAAATTGTGTCAAGAAACGTGCTTTTGCCGTTGTTTCCCACGCCATATAAAAAGTACGCGCACTGCTCAGAATTGGAGCCTGTCAGCGAATAACCTACGCACCGCTGAATATATTCCTGCAGGTCTTTGTTTCCCTTTGTCACATCATCCAGAAACGAAAGCCACAGCTTCGGCTCTTTCCCGCTTTGATCGTATTCCGAACAGCAAATCTTTGACATCATGAAATTACTTTCGTGCGGGATCAACGCCCCGTTCCGCAGATTTACGATACCGTTCTGACAGTTCACGTAATCCACATACGCATCGAAATCATCGGGTGAAGCAGGAACACCGTCAAGATGCTGACATTCCTTTATCATCGCTTCTTTTCCCTTAGAGCTTGACGTTTTGCTCGCCCATTTTAAAAGATCAGCCTGCGTTTTCTCGTCCGGTTCACGGAATGCTTCCTGTTTGATGTCCTCGCAGATAATATCCGCCAGTTTTTTGATTTCTCCGGAATCGTCAATACGCCACAGCTTCCCATCCCAGAAATACCATTTCTTGCGATTGTACGAGTATCGAATAATATCTCCGAACTTATCATACAGCCTATGGGCGTTTCCTGTGTCCGTCATATCGTACTGCTTCTTCGGTGTTTCTACTCCCACACCGCCATCACGAAACAACGCGAAAGCTAAATCCTTGCCGTCATCGTACTTTCTAGGCTCGTACACCTCCACGCAGTTTGCACAAGCCTTGCCAATCGTAATAGCGCCGTAGGTCTTTCCGGAACGTTTTTCGTCCCATTTCGGACGCATCAGCCCGGAAGACCTGAAGATTCGATCCATCTGCGCTTCGTTCCGCTGTGTCCAGAACGCGAGTTGATTACAAAGGGCAAGATCAGCTTCGGACTGCGAGCTATACACACCCTGCCAGTTGCCTTGAAACAGCATGTTGAACAGATAGCCGCTTTTGCAGTTCCTTGCCTTATCAACGACTTCCTGATCGTCCATACTGATTTCCTGCACCTGTCTCTGCGCGATCTTCGGTGTATCAGACGGAAGGTACTTGCTGTGTAATACCTTGATTGCTTCCGTGCAATCCACTACCTCAGTATACTTCGGATTGTATACGTTTCCCGTGCAGATGAAGTATCTGCCGGAACTGTACATCTCTACATTGCCACGACGCCTCGAACCTGCAGGAAGTTCACCCTTGCAGATGATATGAATTCCAGACCCGCTTTTCGAATATTCCGCATAGCTCTGAAGCGTTTCCACAAACTCGTCACAGAAATCCAGATTGTCTGTGCAATGGTCAAGGTCTACGCCGAAATAACCGTTTGCGAACATGAACCCGATGCCATCGAACCTGTACTTTTCACAGGCATCTACAGCCTCGGCAAATCCACCCCATGTAGACGGATCATTCGATTTCGCATTCCTGCCGTTATGCGGGTTTTTAGGGATCTTGTCAGCCCCCTGCCAACAGACCCACTGCGATAGCCGTCTCAGTTCTTCGGGAATGTTTTCAATTCGAGTCTGCAAAGTTCTTCCTCCGGTATATCCCACTTGTTCCCGACCTTACTTGCGCGAATCTTCCCCTCATGAATCCACCCGCGCACGGTACGGACCTTTCTTCCAGTTGCGATTGCGAACTCTCTGATAGTCATTTTTCCTCCATTTCCCAGATCGTCAGCCCCATGCCGACAAGTTCTCTGATCCCGATCAGACACGGCAGGAGCACGTAGCCATGCACAAAAAGAAGCAAGCTCGCAAGAATCATCACCATCGACCAGAACCACCGCAGACCCGTTACAAGGTCAAGTCGTTCTTCGTTCTCGCGCTCTGCTCTGCGCTCGTTATAATGATCGTTTGTAAAATCAAAAATCTGAATCATAACACCCTCCTGTCTTGTGCTTAATTTATCCTACGTCTTAATTATACCACAATTTATCATAGTGTCAACAGAAAATCCAATTTTTTGTAGTAGGAAATTCTTTTCTTTTGCCATCCCTTATACATTCCGAAGCGGTCTACGATGTCGATTACAAGTCCCGCATCTTTTCCCTCGCATTTGCGGGCTACGCGGCCTGCCGCTTGTGTGACTATAGTAGAATCTTTCTCCGGAGTAGCAAAAATAATCGTTCTCAAATTAGGGCAATCAAGCCCCTCGGCCGCCAATTTATAACTCGCAAACACACAATCAAGCTCCCCACAGTTCAGCATCCGCAGGGCGTCTTTTCTAACCTCCCGCGCTTTCTTCGTTCCAGCATTCCCTGACAGGCAGATAGATTTTCCGCTGAATCTTTTGTCAAGTCTTTGCAGATAATCCACGCGATTCGCAAGTACGATCATTCCGCCGCGTTTCCGCGCTCCCTCTATGATTTCCAGTGCCCGCTCAAATCTTCCCGCGTTTTCTGTCATATCGGTGACTAACGCCGAGTAATTGATCGTACCGTCACCCGCGAGGACTGCATCGAAGTCCGGCTCATACCCGGAATCCACAAACTGCACTTCCACAGGGCAGGTCGTGCTTTTGACTTCTTCCTTTGAGACTTCGCAGATAATATTGCCGACTAATGCGAAAATCGAACGTTCCAGACCGTCAGCTCTGTGTGGTGTGGCTGTCACTCCGAACTTATATCGCGCAGACAGATTGCTCAGCACCCGGTAAAATTGCGTCACCCGAGTAGGGCTTCCTGCGCAGTGTTGACAGTTATGCACCAATATCCCATTTGCAAAATAATTGTTATTATCTTCTACTTCGATATTGTAGACATAACCGTCTGCACACAATCCTCCAAATGTTCTATCACTTGTTTGTTCTTGAACCGTAACACTTTCCACCCTAACCCATTTAAGAATCGCTCTTTTTTCAGATCCTGTTGCTGTCTTTCTATCGCACAATGAGAATTGCCATCTATCTCTATTGCCACCATTTTTTCTGGAATTGCTATATCTACTTTGTAGCAAGTCGGATAACCGGAATCTCTTGCCATTTTTGTTGGTATTGGATATTCTGCATACACTTCCATTTTTTTCGCAAGTGCAAGCATCATCGTTTGCTGAGGAACAGTTAATCCCCGGCCGTTGCCACATCTGATTTTTGGATGATGTCCGATTTCTTTCAATCTGTTTGAAACAGCTTTCCGCACACTTGCATCTTTCATCGGATTGTCTGTTTTCATTCTCTCCACAAACTGTTCGTGATACCGTTTGTTTGTGTTTTTCATTGTTTCGGATATTTTGCGTCTGCGCTCTTCTGTCCAAACATCCCTTTTGTGACCACCCTTTACAGAACATTCTTTTGAGCAATAACAATAACCTCGCTCCAATGCCCTGCGTTTTGATGTTTTTGGCATCGTATCCGTTTCGACTTTCTTTCCACACCAATCGCAATACATAATCATTCTGCACCAACCTTTCTGCTTCAATCCATCGTCCTGATCTCGTATAAATCGGATGGTTTTTAGTACAAATTATCTCTTCACCATTCGATAACTTAACCTTGACAACATCATGCGCTTTGCTCTTGAAAATATGAGTAATACGTTTATTTTCAAGTCTTCTCACATTCCTATTGTATGATGTTATTATATCATCAATGCGTAGGTTCTTCAATTCTTTTTTCCCGGTTGGCGTATCAATCAAAGTTTTCCCCGGCATACACTCGTCTATGATAATTACGCCCCACTCATCACGATATTGGGATAAATCCAGTTTCGCCATTGTCTGCACTGTTGCAAACGTGATGCCCTCACCTATATCGACTTTACCCGCTGTTATCTTCCCATAACTTGACTTAACTGCCCCTAAAACGGACTTAGCGCGGTCTAACGATTGATTTAATAAGTCCTGCGTATGAGTAAGCCATAAGCACTTCGCTCCGATACGGGACACGATCTCAAGGGCAGTCTGCGTCTTTCCCGCTCCACACGGCATCACGATTACGCCATTCTTCGCCTTTAACGCCATTTTAACGGCATTTTCCTGATAAGGATAAGGATTTATAGCTGAATCGTAATCAAACGCCTTAAAAGGCTTTATAGCGGATTGTAGACGGCATTGCGAGCCATACATCCTTGCCACATCGGCTACGCATCCAAAAGGCAGATATAACTTCCCGCCGTTCTTCTCGTAAAGAGCAAAACTCTGCGGTGTATTGCCAGTCCATTTGCCCATTCTCTGACGCTTATAATATTCGGGATTGCTCAGCACCAGATTTTCCTTGCACCATGCAATGATCTCCGGTGTTGGATTTTCTACTTCGATTTTGTTACCAACGATAATCCTCATGTCTTGCTACCTTCGCGTGTTCTTTGAGATACTCCCAGATATTATCTTCCGCCACCACAGCATCATCGAACTCATAATACTTGTCACCTGCAAAAATCTCTGCATCGTATTCGTCTATCATAACAGGCCTCGCAGAACATTCTTGACAGCCGTCGCACTCTTTTTTTATTCCAATTAAACAGGGATATGCCATGCGACCCTCACCTCCACATCCACACATTGAAGCCGTGTTCCCCTGCCTCTACGCGGTCGAACTCTTCGCGCTTTTGCAGGTCTACCTTTCCCAATTCTTTGAGCTTTCTATATCCAACGATGTAAATATCACGCTTGTATTCGATGAACACTAACGGCTCTTCGTTTCCGCACTTCAGCCACTTTTCGAACGCCATGATCTGATTGTTTTCCAGTCTGCTGATACGGAAGATATGGTCGGCGCAGGTCTTGCAATCCAGAGCGATTGCCCGCCCATGATGTACAGCGATAATATCAAAAGGCTGTGCTCCGCTTGCGTCCGGCGTGATAAAGTGCACCCAACAGCCCTTCTTCGCAAGCCACTCACAAACCATACGTTCAAAGGCGGTCCCCAGTCTCTTGTTATTCATGCTTTCCTCCTTGTGTTATAGCAATGTTAGAACAAATAGAAAAGGCGGGGACTGCGCCCCGCCCTCGCGTTATTCGAAATCCGGCAGGTCTGCACCAGACGCGTCCATGAATCCGTCAGCATCCACAGCTACGCCATCCGAACCCTTCCAAGGCGGCAGATCATCAGCTTTGTCAGCCTTGATAAAGTACGAAATCTTCGCCCTCTTCTCGCCGTTGTAATCGTCATGCTTCACAGCGCACGCTCCAACCTTGCCGACCCAGTGGCTCATGTTGAAGTCCCCTTCGTCAATACCCGGGAAAGCATCAAAGAACTGTGTCAGCATTCGATTTGTAACTTCGGGGCGGTCATCCAGAAACACGATATAGTGGAACAGAAGAGAACTGCTTCCACTCACCTCAAACTGCAGGGCGAGCATATCGTTGCCGTTCTTCGAAATAGCCTTATCAGCAGACTTGATTCTGATCCTGTATCTGCCCTCCGGCAGTACGTCAAACTCGCGCTCTGTTCTTGTGTAATTCCATGCCATAGTATCAATCCTCCTGTTTGTAAATTGTTACGATAGTACCTTCTTCGCCTGTCTCAAGGCAAGTTCCCAGAAACTCGTCAGCGTCAGCCCATGAGTTGAAGCTGAACTTCACCTCGTTCTGATCCTGTACCACAACTAACCGAATCATTCTTCGCTCCTCCTGAACTTTGCGAAATCTTCCACCTTGCAAGCCTTACGGGAATCAATCTGATTCTTCGCGTAAATATTCTGCGTGGCTTCGAGTAGGATGCCGTGCTTTCCCTCTTTATTGATTAAAATTTTTCCCACGACATCGCACAGCCCGCAAATGTTATCCACGATTTTCGCACTCACCTTCGGGTAAAGTCTGCTATACTGCGAGCCGTCCGGCGCTGTAAACTGTTCCACCGTTTCCCATGCAGTCCAGATAACGTTCACACCGAGATTTTTCATTTTTCTGAGGCTGTTTACCAGTTTGAACTGCATATACTGATAATCAGCCATTGCAGGAACGCCCTTATTTTTGCCCTTGCTTCCCAAGTCGGATAAGATGCACCGTTCCAGTTCAGAGATATTATCTACGGCAATCGTAGTAATTCCGTTCTCCGCAAGCTCACCGTTTTCCGCCATCTTTACGAGATCATCAATAATCTCTGTCCAGTCCGAAAATGTATTCACGTTATCCACGGTCTGAATATAGATCTTCGAGGTGTCCTTGACAATCTCTCTCTTCGCGAGAGTATTCTTGATCGTCCTATCCACGTCAAGCACGAGCGTGTTTCCTTCACTGGCTTCAGCGATCAGCCCAATGGCTGTGCTCTTCCCTACTCCGGGCGGGCAATATAATAGAGCCGTATACTGCTTTCCCGCACCCTCCTCGTCAAATTTCTTAATGTTCATTCATCATTCCTCCTGAATCCTACGTACTCTTCGGTCGGATCATAGTTAAGACAGATAGGAGAATACTCGCACCTGCGCCCCCAGTGGTTACAGTAGCATGGGTTTCTATACAGGTTATGCGTTGTACGCATTTCCTCTGCGATCTCGCGTAATTCCCTCGCGTACTGCTCCACCTCTTCATCGGTACGCGATACCTCGAAGACACGAATCTTACTTTCCGTATCTTCTCCGTACCACGTTACCATCCGCCAGAAAAACTCCTCTTCTGATTCGTTCTTCTTCTGTCTGATCGTAGGCTTCCTGCAGACCGTATACCACATCGACCTTGCACCTGTCAGATACATATACATGAGTATCTGTTCATCCCACTGAAGGTTAAACTCGTATTCTTCTCCAATGTCACCCGAAGCTGTCTTGTGTTCCACAAGTCTACCGTCCTCAGCTACGCCATCGACCCGACCGATAAAGCCGTCCTTCTCGAACCACTCTTCACTTGCCGTGACCGAGAATTTCGGATAGATATAGCGCTCATATGCTACCGCCATCGCAGACTCTTTATCGAGCCCCAGACCGCTAAGCTCCCCAGTCTTATACAGACCTTCCAAAAGCTCGTGATAGTTCGTTCCGGTTTTCAGGCTTTCCGCCTGCTCTACAGGCTTCAACCCCTCCAAATATCGGAACTGATACGCTCTCCGGCAAGCCTTAAACAGCTTTATGCGGGAGACGCTGATACCGCCGTTCATGCCTTATCTCCGTCAAGCACAAGGCGGATTTTTGCTTCCGTCAGTCTGCTCGGCGTCTGCAGCTTCTGTTCGACAGAACAGATCGTCTGCGTAGTAAGCCCACAGAGCTTGCCGAACTCCGTCTGATTCAGACGGTGCTTCGCTCTGTAAACTACCATTTCATCAGCCAGTACAGACAGACGCGCTTCACGCTCGGAATAATTCATCTCAGCCATTTGCTACCTCCTTTCTGATGTCGTCATAGAATCCGGCATCGTTTAGTATGTTTGTTATTTTCGTAAACTCCTCTCGGAGTTTACCCTCTAAGTATTCATACCCGTGTTCTTCCAGCCATTCCGCACCGCGTCCACAGGCATACGCCAGTGCGTTCATTTCAGCGTCCGTCAGTTCCCAGACGCCGTTCTTTTTGCGTTTCATGCGATCACCTCCTCCACGTAGGGCACGAGTCCCATTACGTACACGAGATCGCAGACCTCATCATCAAGGTCTTTGCGCGTCTCACACATGGCAACGAACTTTCCGTCGCAGAAAAGCTCGAAGCCTTCATCCGTACGAACGGATTCAATCTGAACCCGCTCGCCGCTCTTCTTGTAAAGAATCATCCTTCGTACACCTCCTTCACACACTCAAGCTGTTCATCCGTCAGTTCAAAGGTTTCCTGAATCAGTCTGTACATTTCCTCAGTCATGTCCTTGTCCTCCCTTGGGATCTTCTTTCCATCTGTCTTGATTATAACTCCTGCCACCTGTAAAGTCAACAGTAAATTTAATTTTTTTAGAAAAAATTTTAGCGGGCGTATATTTATATATATTTATTATCTTTTCTTCTTCTTTTCTTTTGTGTAGGAAAAGTAAAAAGTGTAGGATAAAGAGGGTACGTAAAAAAGTGTTTACAAAAAAAATAGTATATAGAGAAAGTTATAGAAAAACGCGTAAATGCTACACTTGCTACACAAATGCTACACAAAAAAAAGACGGGGCATCACAGCCCCGTCAGTTTTGAGATTACGCTCCTGTACAGTTTCGGTTGCATCACATATAGAGCTTCCATAAGCTCGTCCATGATAGACATGACACTTTTCTGATCCGCTCCGTTCACGGACTGCGCAAACTCAGATATGCCATCATAAGAAATAATTGTCTGCGCATCATTTGCCCCTGAGAAAGAATAGTCTTCTGTGGGCGGGGATTTCCCGCCAAACAGTTCGCGCTTGATCGTATAAAATGCCGCCAACTTAATACAGGTGTTCGCATTCGGATTTCTAGCTCCCTCGCATTCAGCTATCGCTTCCTGCAGGTCTTTCTCCGTTATCATTGTTTTACATCATTTCGAGCTTGTCGATCAGCTTTTTGATTTCAGACTTTACACTGCCGTCTTTCGCTTCTGCCATGATTTCATGCAGATCGTTCAGCGTGTCCTCATTTGCGGCACGGCTATATCTGCCCATAGCGTCACGCCTGCGGGCATAGGACGCTCTTCTGCTTCCCATACGGCTACCGCCTCTGTTGCGCCCTTCTTCGGCATAGGATGTCATAGGATAATAAGCCATGCTATACTCGCCGTACTCATCCTCCATCATCTCGTCTGCCGCCATAAGGTTCTTCTTGAAGTGCGCAAGCGTATCGCCGTACTGGATTTCCTGCATCGACAGGTTACCCTTTTCCGCTTTCTTTTCCAGATCTTTCAGCTCGTCACAGATGTATTCGTATAATTTGTGCATCACATTTCCTCCATCATTCAGGCAATCCGGTTGATAACCAGATTTGCGTTCTGCACCTCGATTACCGGAGCAGGCGTTACTGTGGGATCGGCAGTAGCAGGAACCGCTTCCACCGACAATGAGAAGCAACAGCCTTTCGGTACTTTGATAATCGCCGTACTGGTAACGTTGCCGTAGTCTCCCACATCCGCAGGCGTGAAGATCGCCCTGCTCGTCAGCCTCGGTTCACCATTCACGGTAATTGCGACTGCTATTGGAGCAACCGTTCCGCCCTCCGGAATAGTGATATTCCCGTTGAACGTTGCCTGATACGTTGCAAAACATGCGCACTGGTTACGTACGATGCCGCGCAGAATAAAAATTCCGGTTTCATCCTCGTGATATACATATCCACGATTGCACGGAATAGATGCGCTAAAAATAATTGGAGCATTCAGTGATACTTCCTGCACCGCATTCGCAAGATATTCAGCCGCCATCTCGTTCCCCCTTTATGCTACGCCACAGCCACAACCGCATCCACAGCCATTATTCTGGCATGTGAAGATCGGAGTGCGACCATAAACAGGTGTAGTCGGGACAGGGCAGGAGTTCAGTCTGTTGTACAGAGCATCAACCTCATTAGAGAATCCCTGCTGAATGAAAGCGTTCTGTGCGGCCTGAGAAGCGGAGAGATTAGCCATATTAAGCTGTGTCTGAAGTTCCGCAATACGATCATTCTTTGCTTCAACCTGAGCCTTCACGCCGTCAAGTTCAAGCTGGCAAAGCTTATCCAGGATGGCCTGAGTATTGGCCGTCTGGTTCGTGAGTAGATCGCGGGTATTGTTCGCATCTGCAAAACGTGTAGCATTTCCTTCATTCTGAATAATGTTCTGTGTCTGGCAGTTGGCAAGACGGTTTTCACAGCCATTATGTTATCGTATAGGCTCTTTATCCTATACCTCTTATGGTTTCCCATAAGTTCAGACTATATCTTCATCCTCTCATTAAATGAGTAGGAGTCGGGCACTCGTGTCGAGATTATTGGTTTCCGTCCTCACTCGTTAGTCGTTGAGCCTTCCACACTACTGTTATCGGATTTCGTGTGGCTTGGTTTCTGATTGCCTTGCACATTCTTATGTTTGTATTGTTTCTGAGGTTCTATGGAACAGATTTCTCCGTTCGGAGTCTTTCCTTTTTTGCTCCATGTAAGAATATTGCTATGAGAGATACCTAACTTCTCTTTCGCTTCCTTAATGGAATTATATGTAGTGTTGCCTATCGTTACTTTTCGCCTTTTCTGACTGTTTGATTTTTCTGCAATTTTAGGATTACTCATAGGATTGTTGTTTTTCATTCTTTCCCTTTGGTTTTTGGATTTCATTACATTCTTATCGGAATATTGCTTCCTTAATTCATCCGTCCACCAATTTTGAGTACCGCCTGTACCACCTTCATAGATGTTACATACGCATTGTCCTATTTCTTTTAGCTCATGCACTCTTAAATATTCATAATCAAATGCATCCTGCTCATTTTCAAAATACTTAATTATCCTACTATCACAATCAAATCTTTTAATCATATCATTAAAAAATCTGTTGTGTTTTCTTACTTTGTAACGATTTCGGCATCCTTTCCCTACATAGATTATTTCTCCTGTTTCTTTAATAAACCACTCATAAACATAAAACATATTCACACCTCCATATTATAATATATTCTATTATAACATAGATTTGATGTGATAACAATGTGTTTAGGTTTCCAGAAGTTCACCCAATTGCCAACGCATATTACTATGCGTAAGTGCCTACTGTTTCAAAATTTGTGAAACCGAAAATCTCCTTGGCTTTTCTTGAGATTTTCTTCAAGCACTCCGCGAACTGAGACTGCAGACCGTTAAATCCCTGCATCATAGCGGTCTGTGCACCAAAAGCCTGATTCATGTTTGCCATCTGTCTGCCGTTTGCGGCGATCTCAGCCTGTGCGAAGCCATTAGCAACACCTGCGTTCACACCTGCGAAACCGTTACAGAGCTGTGTAGAGATGCCCTGCACGCCGCTTCTGATTTCAGTAATGTTGCTGTTAATCATCTGGTCGCGGAATCCGTTATTCATCTGGTTAGACTGGTTCATCCACGGATAGAGACCGCCATCGAATCCGCCCCACATACCGCCGCCGAAGCCATTGCCCCAAGCGCCATTGCCGAGCAGGATGAACAGAAGCAGAATCCACCAGCCATCACCACCGAATCCGTTGCCGAAACCATTGCCTCCGCCATACATCGGGGAGACAGGCATCACCATGTTGTTTTCATCCGTAAGTGCCATTTTAACTTTCCCTTCGTTAAATCGAGTTAGCAAACGTTCCGCATCGTTAGCAAACTTTACGGGACGTTAGTTGACAGTAGCTATAGTTAATCCTCCTGCGCGCCGGGAAGAAAAACTGCTCGCATATATCGCATATATCCAAAGCGTCAGATATGCGGTTTAATAAATCCTCATCTGCCACCGAGCATCCGCTGAAACTGCTGTGCCATACGGACAGCCTGATCGTACTGCTGTTGCGTTACTTTCCCGGAATTCAGCAATTGCTGTACCTGCTGTTGTGCATTGCCGGAAAAGTTCTGCCGGAACTGCATGAACTGCTGTAGCATGTTATTATTCATGATCCGTACCTCCATTCATTCCCAGTTCTGCCCTGATAGCCTCAATTTGCCCTTTTAAGGCGTTAAACTCGTCACGGGTAGGGAAGTCTACCCCTGCGGGCTTCTGAGCCATCTGAGAGCCTTGTGGGACATCACGGAACGTATAGTCAAGAATTCTCATAGACGGCATCCCGGAAGCATCTGCTGATTTGAGATAGATCGTCTGCCGTTCGGAATCCCACAACTGTACCGTGTTGTTCGGGGCTACGAGATAAGACTTCGCGCCCGCTTCGCCAGTCACCCAAATGATTCCACTATTGCTTTGCTGAGTTTGTGGCATTGATGTTTGTATCTGAGGATAATATCCTATCGGTTGATATGTTGTTGGAAATACAGGACTGTAAGCCATTTTGCTATTCCCCTTTCTCTCTTTATACTGTATAATATGTATAAGGAGGATCACACTATGAAAACTATATGGAAACCAGTTCCAGACTACGAAGATTTATACGAAGTAAGCAATGAGGGTCAAATCCGTAGCATAAACAAAAGATACAAAGATAAAGAAAATTTAAAACAAAGCGTCGGAAGCCGAGGATATTTACTTGTTACGCTCTGCAGAAAAGGTTCTCAAAAAACCATCAATGTCCACAGGCTTGTTGCAAAAGTGTTTATACCAAATCCAAACAACCTCCCATGTGTAAATCACAAAGACGAAAACAAAACTAATAACAATGTCGAAAACCTTGAATGGTGTTCATATTATTACAACAATGTTTATGGCGAACGTTTAACAAAAAGTGCCGCAAAACGCAGTATCCCGGTTATATGTATTGAAACAAATAAAACATATGCAAGCTCATGTTCAGCACAAAGAGAAACAGGAATACAGCAAAGTGGAATATCGGCATGTTGCAACAATAAAGCTAAAACAGCAGGCGGATTTCACTGGAAATTTGCAGATCGTTAATCTTTGCGATACCACACATACACTGGCACTTCGTTGCTACTGTTCCATGCATCATAAAGCACACCGTCTTGTACAGTAGCAACATGCCCTCCAAATCCCAGAACGAAAGTCCCTCGCGGATTGTCTCTTGCGAAATCCTCTGCTGTGTAACAGTCAGGGCAGGAATTCGGAATCGACCTTCGGTAGAATCCGTTCTGCCTCAGTACAGAACCCCACACGGAATCAGCGGACGGAACATCGCCCATCGCATAGCCGTTTTCCGCGATCATGACATAAGCTGTTTCCCAGTCGGTCTTCAGCGCTTTTGCAACGGCACGAATGGCGCAGTCCCCTACGTTTCTTTTTGTTGGGTTCGGATTATATAAAACAAAAGCCATAGAGTGTCCCTCCATAGCTGAATTTTCGCATAGAAAAAGCCCTCCTGAAATGAATCAGAAGGGCTGTTTTCGTGCAGTTTATTTATTTCACATCGACAACGTGGTATCTTCCGTACCCGCTCGTTCTGCCAGAGCCAATTCCCAGACCGAATCCCGCGAGGTTGATAATGTTTACGATCTGATCAAGGCTGAAAACGTGGTCGGTGTAATGGATCATAAAGTTAGACTTCCACCCGGAGAAATGATTCAGCCGGACGGTTACCGGCGCGCCACGTTTCGGAGACATCAGACGTTCATCTAAACTCCATTCTGTGAAAGTGATAGGCACTAATCCCTTCGGCGCTACCACATTTACCGCGTTGTCGAACTTTGTCGCGTACTTGTCAATTTCATTTCTTGTGACAGCCTGCCCGAAAGATTTCTTCAGTCCGAAAGCGGTAATGCACGGCGCATTCTCTTTGAGCAGTCTGTAAAATTCTTCTTCAGTGCATTCCTTATACGTGTCCTTGAACGGCAGGGAATCGCGCCAGTTGATAGCAGTAGTGATATCCTCCCACACGTTCGGCACTTCCCGAATCTTCTTCCTGTCATCCGCCAGTAGTGCACGCGTATTTCGCGCATTCATTTTGTTCAGCACAAGGTCTCCGTCACCTTCGATATAAATAACTGCGTGCTTCACGTTTGCGTTCTTGATAATAATATCGTTGCTCTTTGCCATTGCTTTTTCCTCCTGTAATATTCTGCAATGTTGTTATGCGCTATAGTGTCCTGCTATATACGAAACTAAGATGTATTTTTATGCGCTCTCATAAGCCTTTATTCCTCCTTGAAGTGTATTGTAGTGCAATGTTTTATTGTGTTGTTTCGCGCGTTATTCTTTCTTGCGCTTGCCCAATCATGAGCACATATAAGGACTTGTCATGTTTTGTCTTATAATAGCATGTTCTGCGCTTTCATGTAGAATTCTGTATCGCAGTATCCTCTTTTGTCTAAGGGACAAGCCCTCATATATGCTCATGATTTGTTTTGTTATATATTATTCAGTTCTAAATTATTCCAATAGCGTCTATTCTGTTTTTCTCTGTAAATTTCTCGACTTCTATTATGACCTCGTGCGGTGAGCACGAATAAGAGCTTATGTGTTGCGATATAATGTATTATGTTATCATGCGCTCTATTTTAGTGTCGCGAGATATATTGACTTTGGGCATAAGCCCTTATCCGCACTCACCGCACCTGTCTATCAGTCGATTAAGTCAAGGATCTCCTGCAGTTCTTTCAGGCATGAATACTTCCGTTTGAAAGCCTGTAGCTCAGCCCACGCCTGCTTCAGCAGGTTGTCATACGAATCGTCATTTCTGACGATGTGCCGGACGTGCTCGTAACCGTCTGCTTCTTTCGGCTTGAAGAACACCCGGATTTCAGGTCTGTCCTGCGGGACTTCCTGTTCCTGGATTACCAGATGCCGAACTACCTCCCGCGCCTGAATAATTCTGTACTTATCAGCCGCAACGTCATTGTCCCACTCGAAGCATTTATGAAGCTCCGTGCTTTCGTCTCTTGCCGCGTCCACAATCTCATCCGGTGTCGCTGAATCACCTATTGCGATAATCTCAGACGCTACCTTCTGTGGGTCGGCATTTCCATGCAAACTGCCAAAACCTTCTTTCCATTTTGCTACGATCATAAGTTGCCCTCCTGTAAATATTTATATTATTTTTTGAAAATGCCTAGCATTTCCAGACATTCTTTGAAGCCGTTCGCCTTGTTATAAAATACGGCGCTTGATTCCTTATCCCCTGCGTCCCTGCAGAGAATTGCGTGCTGTCTCAGTTCCGAGAGCCGCTGTTTCACGGCGTTGATTTCCTGTTCCGTTGTGATGTAACATCTTACCATCAGTAATCTACCTCCACTACCGGGAAAATGCGATTCCCGTCTCCTACGATCTTCACGGAAGATATAATCTGCACCATATCCTCGTCACTCAGGCTCGTGGTGTTGCCCTCCGAGTCATGGTTCGCGAAAATCAGATTTCCTACAAGCATCGGCTTGTTCTTCGGGCTTACGGCTGTGAGCTTCGGGTCTTCCCGAAACAGCCCGATATCGTCACAGAAAATATCAAAGTACGCACCATTGATTTTTCTGGTTGTGATATCGAAGCAGTCGCACTCCAGATACTTGTAGTAATCATCCAGTTCTTCGCACTGGACTTTCTGGAACGTGTCACCGTTAAAGAGTAACAAGCTCGCCATTTTGATACACCTCCTTGTACATGACCTGCCATCCCGTAATGGCGTTAGTGGTTTCTAAATCCGCAAGCGGCAGTCTCACAATCTGCAGTACCTGCGTATGCTCTCCGTTAAAAGTACGGAGCTTATACCTGTATTTATCGGTATCTACGATGCCCTCGCGCTTTACGCGCTCGATCATATTCTTGCGCATCCTCATCATATTATTCACTTCTTGTTCTACGAGATACGCCTTTGCCGTTTCCTTTACGATCTTCCTGTCGATGTATTCTTTGTATTCCGTCATTGTTCCGTCCTCCTTATTGGAATCTATTTATCTTATGTCTTAATTGTAGCACTATGTCCTGTAGTTGTCAATATAGAATTGAAAATTTTTCTAAAAAGTTTTATTTGAATTTATAAAATTCTTTTCGTTCATCTTTCTGCAAATCGTAAATGTTAATGCAAGTGCCGCTTTCATGCGGGACTTTCATCAAGCCCACAAAGAACTTGTCTGCATCCTTGTAATAATGAAAGTAATAATGGTCTTCTATATTCCCCTCGTAAACATTTACCATGTACTTAGCTTTTTTTCCGTCAGTTCTGTCGAATCTCATTGTTTTGACCTCCTCGGATTCTTTTATTAGGTTTCCTTGTTATGTCTATACTATGCCACTATATGCAGTAGTTGTCAATAGGTTTTATAAATTTCTTCAAAAAAAATAAAGCCCTGAAGGGCTTTACTTTTATACATGCCTGTATATGGTCTCACTGCATTTTTTGACAATCGTCTTTGTCTGTCTTACTGACAGATCGAACTCTTCAGCCAGCCTATCATAGGTAAGACCATCCAATAGCCGTCGTTTCAAAACGAGCCTGTCACGTTCTGAAAATACCCATTCGTCAATTAAATGCTCATACTGCGAGCGCGACAACTCACTTGCGTTTGCGTGTACCCTTGCTCCTGCCATTCTTTTTACGGCGTGTCCTGCGCCGTTTTACTACGACTATCCGGGGCATATGTTATGCTTCCACTCTCTCCAATATAGTTCGCGATCCCGTTCCGGCTGTCAACAGTAACTACAGAATCTTCGCTCGCGTAATCGTACTGCGTCCATGAGTATATCCACATGGCATTCGTAAATACAAGGGCAAGCAGAACGATAATCAGCACCGCCACAAGCCGCTTGTTGATTCGCTCCATCCGGGTTTGCTCACCCTCGTACACGAAATACGGTACGCTTACGATTTTCTCGTCAGTAGTGCTGTCCATACCTGCTCCCCCGCTTCGCATTTCTTCGCGTCAGAACTATCCACCGTAAGATCGAACGCCCTTTCCGCGGACTGGACGCCCTCACAAGTGCCGACTCCTACGATGCCGTCAAATGCGCCATCGTAAAAGCCATGCCCTGCAAGGAGAGCCTGCAGTACCCGCGCAAGATCTGGATGCGCCTTGTACCCGTAGCCTACGAGCATCTTCTTCGCGGCTTTCCTGCACTCAGAACCAAAAGCCACATTCCCCGGCGTGACCTTCGCGCCGAAGTCATCTTTCGCGATGTACTTCCAGATAGCAAGCGCAACCAGCCGGTCGTTGTCGTTCTCCGCCCACTTGCCTGTAGGGTTGAGCAGGCGCCCGATCGCGGCTTTGGTGGTTCCCGGGTAATGCTCGTCCGCCCATGCTTCGAAATCCTTCACGCACTGGCTGAATCCATCGGAAGAGACCGCAAGCTCATACTTCGGCATCCCGTACCCTGCAATCCGACTGTAGCCTCTGGCGTAACTCTTCTTCGCAACCGCCCCGCCGTTCTCGATGACCCCGCTCCCGCCGTAGGTATTGCCCTCGATGGTGTATACCGTAGCGTCCGTGACCTTGTACACGATTCCGGTATGGTAGATACGCACGTCATTCTCAAAGAAAATCTGCGCGCCTACCTTCGGGGTCTTGCTCCAACGGTCCATCTTTTTGAAATAATTGGCACTGGTCGGCGTATATGCGGACCACCCGCCGAGCATCTTCTTGGCAAGTTCCACGCCGAAGGTCTTGACGAACAGCCAGTCCACGAACTCGTCACACCATGCCACACCGTTCGCATACGGAGAGCCGATCCAGTTTCGGAGGTCGCGTCCATACTTCGTGTAATTCTTCTCCCCGGCATTCCCGGTCTTGCTGTCAAGGTCGGAGTTTGACTTTTTTTCCAGATACCCAACCTGACTTTCCGCCAGTCTCAGCACGGCATCCCGCGCCGCGTTCGCTGTCTTATATCCCATAGGCTTACACATCTCCTCCCATTTCTCGCGTGTGATGTATGCCACGTTCTTGTCTCCCCCGGAGCTCGTGTACTGCCAGAGCGCGGGTTTGTCCCACGCTCCGGTCTTCCACGCACCGTTCCACTCCGGCTGACGGTCATCACGATATCTGGCGTACCACAGCGCGCAGTCATCCGCACAGTCCCTGCACTGCTCCGCACCCTCGTAGCCCGTGTAGATCATCGGATAGATCCCGATGCGATCATGTACGGCATCCACATAGCGTCTCAGCCATGTTTTGTCTCCCCACGCCTTGTTAGTTGACCGCTCCCAGTCAACAGCCGGTAAGACCTCGCCCACATACGGCGCGAAAGCCTCGCAGAATACCCGCGCCTCATCCTCCGGGTCGGACCCGCAGGCGTAGTGATACGCTCCGGAGAGCTTGCCATCGGAGAGAGTGCGCTTGATGCACTCATGCCCGAAGCCCTCGTACTGGTACTCGCTTGCACCGTTGGTCAGCTTCGTGATGACAAAATCGGCTTTCTCGTAGTCCGCGCCGTAGGGATCTTTCGTCCAATGCGATACGTCAATCCCCCACATCTCACTCATGATCCTGCCCCCGTTTGTACACCTCGTTCGCGGCAGTCACCACCGCACCGAAGAGCACGTCCGCCGCGATCAGGATCGTGGAGACCGTGGCAAGCTCAGCCACACCGCAAGCCTCCCCGCACTTCGCAAGGAAGTTCGCAAGCGGGATGATTAACAGGGAAATGAATTTCAGCGCATCATATGTCTTGTCACTCAATTTGAAACACCCCCTAAGAAGTCATGTTTTTCCAAACGTTCCGCGTAGGAACGATTGATATAGTTTACTGTGATGGCGGTCTGATTATTCTTGAAATTCGGGTGCGCTCCACAGAAGGTCTCATATTCTGTAATATCAGACAGCACTTGATCGTAAGAATCCTTGCTGTGCAAGCGTCCTTCCTGCAGTTCATCGTTAAAGTTAAGAATCCGCACCCGCGCCGTCACAGCCGCTCTGCGGTCTTCCTTTTCTTCGATTTGTTTGATGTCAGCTCGCACCTGCGCAAGTTCTTTCACAACCTCAGCAAAGCGGTCGTTTTTCGAATCATACCTGCGCAACAGGAACTCAATAAAGCCGAGCACCGAACCGCCCAAAAGAAACGAAATCAGCGTTGTAAAATCCATTGGTCTATCCTCTTAATCGTAGCATCGGCGACTTCCTTCATGCAATAGTTATTTTCAGGAATTTGAGATTTTTTTTACATCATTTGATATCTGCTTGATCGCCATCTCCTGACGGAAGCTATTCATTATTGGATGGATCAGGCACACTATACCTGATTATGGTTCCTTCAAGTGCGCCCCACGGCGCACCCGCAACTGCTCCTTCGGCAAATCCGCATTCGATCGTTCCTGTGACCCCCTGAAAGTCTACGTGAGCGATAGTTGTTACACTTGACGGAATGTAAACGTATCTCAAATTTGAACAATTCATGAATGTATTACCATTAAGGCGTGTTACTGTTGACGGGAGAATGACCGTTTCTAAGGAAACACACGAATCAAATGCCCAAGTGTCAATTTCCTCAAGACCTTCATTAAAAATGATATTTTTAAGTCTTGTACAATTCTGAAACGCGTTTGCTCCAATTTTTTTAACACTTGACGGAATTTTTACGCTTTCGATATTACCATCATTATAAAAATTATAGTCTGCAATAGATGTAATGCTTTTCGGTATTGCAATACCAACCGCGTAATCAACATAGTCTGTCCCTTCTCGGTCAACAACGTTTACGGACACGGTATTCCCCCCACCGTCACCGCCGCCCGTGACTTCTTCCACTGCGCCGGAAGCTACGCGAACTCCCACACCATCAGCAACCGTTTCCACATCATTAGCCGCCATAGAAACCTCCGTTCCGTCCGCCCGCTTCAGGATGGTATCTTTCAGTGCTTTGACTCTCATGTTATCTCCTTTCTTAAATGCTAATTCCAGTCCCCTGTTTTCTGCCATTTACGTAGATATAGAGCTTCCCGTTTTCTACCCCGAGGGACAGGCTCGCGATACTGTCTGTCAGGTCTCCAACCTGCCCTCGCACCGCCTGTCCTGCGCTTGCGTACTGCGTGCCATCGTTGCCCACACGAATATCCGACACCTCAGCATTGTTGATAATCTTCCGTCCTACGACCTTCGTAATCACGCCTGCCATATTGATAAAATCTGACGCCGTGTCTGCGTCCATATTGCCCGCTACTGGGTCTGTCGGGTACTGCTTATCGTATCTATAGTATGCATGATTGATAATCGTCATGACGCTACCTGCGAACCGGAACTCGATTTCGCCGCCTTGTAAAAGCGGGGTATTGGAACCACCAGCAGAGTAGTCCGCGTAGTTGACGAAACGCACATTGAACTGCTTGTTCTCAGTAGCCGGGAAGGTCTGAATGTTCTCCATGCCGTAGCACTCTGTATAGACATCCAGATAATCAAAATTTGTGATATTTTCAGACAGGTTATACGTTGTGCCAGTGCGCCGTGCCTCACCAGACCACAGCACCGTTTCAAGGCTTTCCACGTTGTAGTTGGCTACCACGTTTGCGATACTTGCGTTCTGCGCCTCAATCTTGCCGTCTTGTCCATCAATGCGCTTTCCCATCGCGTCAATCTCTGCTTCGACATCGCCGGACATCCCGTCCACAAGCTCCTGCACCGTAGCGTCCAGTTCCTCGATGTCCCGCCGTGCCACTAAGTCCACCGCGCCCGCGTGACCTTCTTTATTCAGGATAAACGCTTCGGCATACAGGGCTTTCCGCACCTCTTCGCCCTTTTGCGCGTCAGCAATATCGTTAAGCATATTGTAGATATCATACGTTCCCGCAGTTACTTCGCTTTCGATCTCTTCACGTTCAGTATTTGTCAGCATATCTTCTCTCCCTTATGTCTCCGCAAGCCATGTGAAGTTCACTGTTGTATCAGAATCGGACATATTCCACACCCGCGCTGTAAATCCCCCACGGCTTGAGTTTAGCACAGACAGGCTTACGTTTGCAAGGTCTACTGTGTTTTGCAGCATCACCACGGGTGTAGCCGTGAAATCCTGCGAGAACGATACGTTCACATCCGCGTAGCCCTGTGCCAAAACATCCGTGCTACTCGCCCCGTAAAGCCGCTTGCGGGCCTCCAAAGCCGTTACCCTGCCCGCCAGTTCGCTGACATCGCTCGCGCTGTCCTGCGCGATTCTGACGGCGTTCTGTGCCGCACCCTCGGCACTCGCCGCCGCCGTTGCCGCACTCTGTGCAGTAGACGCCGCGCCCTGCGCCGTAGCAGATGCAGAGCTTGCCGTAGCAGATGCGATTTCAGCACTGCTAAGTGCCTCCCCCGCAATTGCCGATGCAGAGCTTGAGCTCCTCTGGAATCCTAACTGTTGCTCAATAAGGCTCGCCTGCGAAGCGCCCATCTGATACGTGGACTCTTCCGGCGCGTCCAGAGCGAGCGTGATTTTATTGCAAACAAAATACGTGCTGATCCCATGCGGGATAGACAGAACAGGCACATAATCCCCACAGTTGAAAGACTGCGCATCAATCCCGATACTCCCCAAGTCAACGGCGGATAATTCCAGAGATACGTTTTCTTGTACCCCTACTGCGAGGTCTGCCCGCGCTGTCCTTAACAACGTTTCCGGCTTCGTGATATTGTCATAGCTTTTTGTAGCCCACACCCTGCCGTACTTCGCGATGCCCTCCGCGCTCTCGATGTAGTCCTTGCCATCATTGACGCTCTCGATCGTGACAATCTCTTCTTCATTGCGCCCAGTTGGTATCAGCACCGTAAAGACATCCTCCGCAGTCGCGTGTTCCGTCAAGTCGAGGAGATTCTTGCCATACTCGATATACTGCACGGACTGCTCCCCACTCTGCGCGGTGTAATCGAGGTATGTCTTTCCACCGCTTCTACGTGTCCTCAGATACCCGCCCAAAGAACTTTTGATCGTGTGGTCGATCAGCGTATCGTATGCGGAATTATAGGTTTCTTTATGTCTGTAAAGATAGTTGTTACTGTCGCTTACGGTCACGTTGCCAACATAAATCTTTTTCCAGTCATCAACGTCCGCATTATACAGGTCAAGCACGTACTTGATATACTTCTTCACACACTGCGCTGTTTCGTCCCGGAACTCAAATGGTCTCAGAATCGCGTCATTCAGAAACGCAAGCGCTCCTTCGCACGTTACCGCTTTTTGATTATAGAAATCCTTTTCAACGCTCAGCACGCGCCCGTAGAAAATCTCATCATTATCCCGATATACGGAGATAGGCGTGTTGAGCTTCGCAAGGGAATCATAGGCAGAATTGACAGGTAATATCGTAAATGTCACCTGCCCTGCTTTATTGATTTCCTGCTGATACTTTGGTTTAAAGACCGTGAACGAGCCGTCCAGACCTCCCATCGCGTAAACAGGCGTAGCACCCGCATAAATCTGATACATTACAACCGCCCTCCCCTGAAGAAGATCGTTACCGTGCCAGTGCCAGTGAATTTGAAAACGTAGTCTCTGTCACGGATCACCAGACCCGGCACAACGGACACACCTGCAGGAAGGTTATATGTATTGCTGTCCACCTTCAGCGTCATAGGTGCGGAACAGGTAAAGGTCGGAGACACTGGCATCGGTGTCGTGGCTACCAGAATATCCCGCGATCCCTCAATCTCAATATCCTTATAATCCCACGCAATATCCGTATCAAATCGAAACGGATCCCACAGCCAGTCACCGATACTGTCATAGAGCAGATACCGATACGGGTCTACCTCCCCTGCAATATCAATCGTCCAGTAATGCTTCGCGAAAGACGGAGCGCCTACCTCGAACCTGCCCTTAACATAGTAGCCATTATCATCATCGAAAATAGCCTGCATCTGTCTTCCGTGCAGGAAGTTAACGAGGTCAGAATAGACATCTTTCCAGTTTTTGCGCGGGGAAATGCACTTGTACTTTGCCACGAACTTCCGGGAGTTATAATGCACGTTACCGTCCAAAGACTCCGTAGCATCCAGAAAGCCGTCCATGCCGGGGACAGTAATGTATCGCGTCTGCACTTCTGGCGGGGACAGATAAGCCGTCCCCACCTGCAGTAAGCCGAAGTCGTTATACGTATGCTTTGCAATATCGTCCTTCTTGAAAGTTACGCCATAAATCATTTAATGCCCCTCCCCTTATAATTCGCTTCACGTCCGAAAGCCGCGTCCATCGCGGGGACAAGCTCACCCACAAGCGCTCTGCCATCCATGTATACGCCCATCCCGCTAATATCCATTTCACGCAGGCGGTCAAGAATTTCTGACAGGATGTTTACCACAGGCTCGCCAGATGTGTTCTGTAAGCCCCCAGAACCCCCTAGAATCGAATTTGCTCCGGAAGCAGGTGAAATATACCTTGCCGTTTCATCAAACGTCTCAAACGGATTTGTGACAGACTCTGCGAGGTCATTTGCGGCTTCTTCTACTTCATCCGCATAAGCGTCAATACCACCCGCAAGTCCGAGGTCAATGTTCTTGCCGACCTGTTCACGGAAGACTCGGGACGGAGAGTGGATGCCGAGAAAGTTTTTCGCCGCATTCAGTGCTTTTTTTGCCGCACTCTTCGCCGCGTCAACGATTCTTCCTGCCGCTCCTGTGATGCCGGATGCAATACCCGCAATGATATTCCTGCCCAGTCCGAGCCAGTCAATATTTCGCATTGCGCTCAGCGCGTTGTGTCCGATAGACTTTAGCACATTCGGGATCTGCGTAATCAGACCGCGTATTCCATTCACAATGAAATTGATAATCGTACTGCCCAGATTGCGCCAGTCAACATTCTTCAGTGCATTAAATGCTTTCTGTCCGATTTCGCTTAATTTCTGCGGAATCTGCGCGGCGAGATTCGTTACTCCGTTTTTAATGCCGTTAATAATCGTATTGCCGAGCGAAATCCAGTTAACGGCTGTAATTACGTCAAAAATCGCCTGAACGATTTTCGGGAACTCGGCTATCAGAGTCGGAATAGCGTCAATAATACCTGCCACCAGACTTCCAATCAATTCAATTCCTGTAGCTATCAATTTCGGGGCGTTATCATTAATGATTCCCGCGATATTCGAGACGATTGTAGGAATCGTTTCGATCATCACAGGCAGATTTGCGATCAGCCCATCCGCGAGAGCCATAATGAGGTCAAGCGCACCATCCACAAGCAGTCCCGCGTTCTCTCTGAGAGACCCGCTGAATTCCATTAACGCATTGAGCGCCACAGGAAGTAACTGCGGAATAGCGTCCTGCAGATATGTTGCCAGATTGCTCATCAGTTCAAGAGCGCCCTGCGTCAGCATCGGGAGTCCTTCTGTAACGCCCTGCCACAGCATAGACAGCAGTTCAGAACCCACTTCCAGTAGCACACCGCTATTCTGTGCAAAAGAATCTTTTAAGGACTTAATCAGCGTTATCGCACCTTTTGCCAGTTCCGGCAATGCCTGCACAAGACCATTTGCAAGTTGAACTACGATTTGCGTTGCCGCGTCAACTAATTGCGGGAGATTGTCAATGATACCCTGTCCAAGAGCGCCAAGCAAGTCCATCCCTGCATTGATGAAATCAGGAAGCATCCCTGTTATCATTGTGATGCCTTCAGAAAGAATTTTTCCGAAAGCAGACATCGCACCGGATAAACCACCTTCTTTGAAAGCGTCTGTCATAGTGCTAAGACCGTCCGTGCCAAACTGTACGAATTTCCTCAGAGATGGTGTCAGCTGGTCAGAAACAACAATCTGCGCGCCCTCCAAAGCAGACTTGAATAATTTCACATCACCCTGAAGATTGTCAAGCTGAAGAGCCGCCATATCAGCCGCCGCGCCATCGGCATTCAGGATGCTTTCACCGATTTCGTTCCAGTCCTTGCCCACAGCGCCTAGCAGTGCTTCGGCAGATGCAAGGTCGCGAGTGTTGAATAATTCGCCAATGGCATTGATTTTCTCTTCCTGCGTCATCGTGCCGAGCGCTCCATTCAGGTCACCCATGATGTCAGCAAGCGAACGCATCTGTCCGGAAGTGTCAAAGACCTTTACGCCCATTTTTTCAAGAAGCACCGTTCCATCAGAAGTCGGCTTTGACAGCTTCATAATCATGTTACGCATATGCGTACCTGCTTCGGAACCCTTAATGCCTGCGTTAGCCATCGCAGTCATTGCAATTTCCATTTCGGTAATCCCGTCAACAGGCGCTTTCGTTCCATCGGCAAGCTCCACAAAACCGCCGTTCAGTTCTTTTGCAAGACCGCCCACAACGAGGAAAGCGTCACCAAGCTGTTCCACGCTCGTGTTTCCAGTAGACGCGGCTTTCGCCATCTCGTCTACCATTTGCGCTGTTCTTTCTGCAGAAATGCCAAAAGCACTCTGAGCATCCGTAACCATATCAGATGCACGTGCAAGATCGAATCCGCCAGCCGCCGCAAGCGAAAGCACGTTAGGAAGCATGTCCATAGATTCCTGAGTATCATAACCCGCAAGCGCCATGTAATTCAGCGCTTCAGCCGCCTGAGTAGCAGAAAATACGGTTTCTTTCCCAAGGAACTGAGCAAAGTCGCGCAAGTTTCCAGAGAAGTGTCCATACGCAGTGTCCACTTCTCCGACTTCGGCTTTCATCTCCTCAGAAGTTTTTAGCATAGTCGCGCCAACCTGCGACATAGCGGCATCAAAATCAGACCCCGCTTTTACAGACGTACCTGCAAAAGCACCTACCGCCGCAGTGGCAACTCCAACAGCTTTCGCACCAACTCCAAGCACCGTGCCGACACCGCTTTTAAAAGCACTTCCAAACGAGGACGCTTTCTGACTTGCCGATGAAAGCGCCCTGTCAAGTTCGGAAGAGTCAACGCCGATCCGAAAAAACAAATCCATTAAATTTGCCATGTTTACTGCTCCCCTATCTCATTTAGCTTGTCACTGAGACTTGCTATGATTTCCTCCCCGCTTCTCTCTTCTCGTGGCACGCTTGCCGAAATGAGGTCGTAATACCTCACGTTCAAGCCTCCGATCACTTTCAGCGCATCCGTAACGTAAGTTCGATACAGCTTTTCTTCCTGTAAACGATTGAAAGCGGCTATGCAATATTCAATTACATAGCCGCTCCCAAAAAGGTCGAGCATATCAAGTCTTATGCCTTGCGTACACCAGAAGTATTCGTCTGCCCCAAGCGTGCCAATGAGACAAAAAAATTGATAACCGTCTGATTGCTTATCAGTTCGTTAAACGCTTCGATATATTCGTCCATCGGATGCTCGTCCACATCTTTCGGATCAACAAAGCACATCAGCGCCAGAACGTTCAGCGTTTCTTCCGCGTGCTCCTCCAAAATCTGGTCAAGCATCTCATTCAAGTTTTTCTGTACCTGTTCGGTAGTCAGTCTTTCCCGTTCTTCATCCGTCATGTCGATTTCGAATTTCGGTTTCTGCTGTCTGATATTCAGAATATCAGTCAGTGTCAGCCACTCCGAAACAGCTTTTCGGATTTTATTTGACTGTGCCAAAAATTCAGACGGTTTGCAATTCGCAAGGTTTTTCATCCGCTCTTCCCCCTGTAATTACGAATAATCAGCCGCCGATCTCGGCAGTATCGTTAAGGCTAGCAATAAAATCGCCATCAGCCACATAGAACTGCATCGGGACAACATCCTGCGCTTTTGCAGAAACATGACCCGTAATTTCAAGAGCGAAAGTGCCTTTGCCGTTCTTTGTGGTCTGCAGAGAAAAGCCTCCGGTAGACAGCGCATTGAGCAGTTTTACTGCGACCATACCTCCGTCAGCCTTATCGCCTACCCACCACAGATCGCCGAAGTCCGTGAGCTTGAGATCGCGTCTCGGCACGATGTGGGTTTTTCCATCAATGTCAGCCGCACCGAGGGACATCTTAATCAGCTCGGGATCTGTGCCAAGCGCCGTAGTAGACAGCTTGCACTCCCACGAATCAAGATGCTTCAGCTCCATAAGATTGACAGGTACGTTATCCACATCTTCCCCGAAATCGGAATAAGTCGGGACACAACTTACCTGAATACCGCCAGAAGTTGCCGTAACAATATCCTCATCCGCAGGCGCGGCAGGATGCTCCGGGTCAAACTTCTTGAGAATCATACCCGCGTCAAGCTGTAACTGGTCGAACGCGGTCTGCGAAACAGCCGAAAACATTCCCATCGTTTATACCTCCGTGAAAAATTCTGCATTGACCAAGACATACATACGCTTGACCATTGTATCGCTTTCAGACGCCATCCGCTGTGCGAAAGGCGATCCCTCTGTCATATACAAATATCCGCCATCAACCGGGACGATCTTAAAGCCCCTCAACGCTTTAGCGATTTCATCCGCTTTCTTTGAGACTTCTCTCCACGAGCTCGATCTGTACCAGATTGACGCCTGAAATACCGTTGGCTGATCGAAGTTGGCAACAGGTGCGTTATAGGTTATATAGGGCATCTTCGCGCTTTCGGGGACTCCTCTTTCGTCATATGCAGTCAATTCAAAGGAATTAAAAAAATCGTCTATTGCCTGCCATTTATCAGCCATCAGGTACTCTCCGTATCATGCAGTGCCCACTCTTCGGCAGATACCTGCCTCATGTTCAGCGTGGCGCTCGCCGGGGTCTTTTTATCGTCCCCGTCAGAAGTCACGCGAAACATTTTCCCGTCCTCCAATCTGCGAAAGACATCGTGGTACTGCAAATTCATTGCTTTTTGTGTGGTCACGGTATAAAGCGCCGTAACCCCTTCTTTCTCCGCGATACGAGCCTGTATGGACGAGTCAAGGACGATCGCCGCTTGAAACTCCGCTCCGCGAGACCACACGGTATCGTAACCGCCGTAGCCATCCGCCACAGTGCGTTTATCATACATGACGCAAGCCGTCATTGCTTCGCTCAACAGGCTCATATCTTCCTCCACTCATCCAGACGCGACTTGAACGCATCCGCCCATCCGATAACCGAGCTACCCCCGCCGCTATTTACATTTCTTCCTGCTCTGCTATAAGAATATCCGCCAAATGACTCAGAAGAATACGGAGACGCAAGTGCGTCAGCGTTCTTTGCCACCCAGTCGTCAATTTCTGCGGAAAGGGCAATGACTGCAGGAGGAACAGCCATTGCCCAGACTTCACCGGAGAACACTTCCGGTACAAGTGTCTCCGCAGGATATGCGTAAACTCCGTCATTCAGAACAGACCCTTCGATTTTGAAATACTGTCCATCCAGAAGAAAGTCCACCTGCAGATTGCCATCCGCAATAGTGAACTCGCCCTTGTAGACTTCTTTCACGAAGAAATTTCTGATATTCCGAAGCACCTGTTCTAACATCGTTTACACCTTAGCTTTCTTCCGTTTCGGAGCTGCCTCGATCAACGGAATTCCAAGTTTGTTTTCTTCTGTAGACAGTTCGCGGATTCTGTCAGCGCTTACAGTATGTCCATCGCGGGGGAAAGAATCCCCCGCATTATAGACATAGTTGCCATCCTGAAAATCAGCGAACTGTACCTTTACCCGATACATTACGCTCCGGCAGTATAGCTTGCCGTTGCAATGTACAGGCTTCCCGGATTATACAGCACGGGCATGAACAGCGAACTCGCTTTCGTCCACAGGACAGACGGATCATTCTCCGCCCACTGTGTGATGTAGACATACGGAGACACACCACTCTGAGATACATTCAGCATCTGTGCCACATCCGCTTCCGGAGAATCGCCCCACAGACCAGTGCCAAGATTGCCGCCCGCGACAGTCGCGAAGAACGTGACCTTATTCTCCGGGAAGAATCTGCGGGTAGTGATAGACGGTCTGCCGTCAGAGCCGATTGTAGCAGACGCGCCATAGGTCAGATCGTTCGTGATGACACGAAGGATGCCGAACTCTTCAGCCAGATAGTTTTCCAGAGCGCCGCGAGACACCAGAGCGCCAGTGCCATAAGTACCGTTAATCGCTTTCTGGATAGCGGCATTGGAGCGCATCTTACTGACATTCTTACGAGAGGTATAGATGCCAGTGATAATCACGCCATCAGCCAGAGCATTGTCAATAATGGTCTGAAGCTGTCCGGGGATGTCTGCATTCTCGGAAAGATTCAGCGTAAGCGCGATATTTGCGCTCGGAACGCCGTAGTCCACAGTCAGGTCGAGGTTGTTTTCCTTGATCGTGACTTTACCAGTAGCAAGCAGTTCGTTCTTCGCAACCTTCGTACGGGTAACGACCTGCTCAGCAAGGCGAACGCCATCGTTAATGACGTAATCGTAAAGAGCATCATCGCCCTGCACACCCCTGCGAAGCAGCGCTCTCATGCGCTCAGACTGATTGATCTTGACCTTAATCAGTCCCTTTTCAATATTGTGGCTGTCAATCGGGACGCGGAACGTAGTCTGCGCTTCCGTATCAAATCCATGGAACTGAGCCATCATCGGAATCTGATACTGGCTAGCAATGCTTTCCCATTCAGCCACAAGGTTTGCGGTCTTCTGATCTCCAAAAAGCATATCCGCAGGATCGCCCGGTCTGGTAATCTGGAACGGGATGCTCAGCCAGTCCGTCTGCGGAACGAACCCAAGGATATTATTTTCCCATGCAATTCTCGGCATAATTATTTACCTCCTTACGAATTCGTCCACTCAGGTCTGGTTACTGCGGGACTTGCTGCGATAAACTTAAACCCTTTGCCTTCCAGAGCCGCCTGTACACCAGTAGCAGGAGCAACGGGCAGTCTATCCAGATAAACCGTGCCGCTCAGAACGACAGAACCCGGCATATTGCCTGTCGTAACGTCCACATCTTCATACACGATACCCTCTACGGTCGAGGAACTGTTCGCAGGATAGAAAGTACCTGCTTTCACGTATTTTCTACCGTTAACGGCAGTCGCACCAGACTGTGCGATTTCACGAGTTTTTCTCTCACACTCTTCATGAGCAAGGAAGTAGCCCGGAGCGTAAACCTTGCCCTGTTCAACAGCGCCGATAAAGCTCATTCGTTATTCTCCTTTCGGCTGTTCGCCATAAGTCTGTTTGTAGAATCTCGCGGCAACCTGTGCCGCTCTACTCGGAGCATCACTTCCACTTCCACCCGCAGGCGGGTTGTTTGTTTCTGCGCCCTTCTTCTCTTCGGTCACGATAAAGTCAGCCCATTCTTTTTTGATCGCTTCCGTGATTGCGTCAGAATCTTTCAGCGTTCCTTCTTTGGTCAGTTCGTACTTTGCGAAATCGCTCACTTTCAGAACCGAACCAATTCTTTTCTCGGAAACGCCTGCGTCTCTGAGCAGTTCCGTATAGCAGGCTTTCTTTTTTGCGTCCGTGCGCTCGGCTTCCACATCCTCTTTGTACTTGTCGTACTCAGCTTTCAGGTCATCGTACTGTGCTTTGTACGGATTGTCCCCGTTCTTTTCAGCCGCTTCTTTCAGCTCGTCCAATTCCGTCTGGACACCCGGAAGCTTTTCGGCATCAGCCTTGTACGTATCGCGCTCTTCCTTCAGCGCATTGACAGTTTCGGTGTGGGCATCAATGATCTCGTCAATCTTATCTGCTTCAATGCCAAGTGCAGACAGAAACTTTCGTGTAAGTGCGATAAGTCTTCACTCCCTTCTTGTTTAACAATACTTCCATCTATAACCGCCTGCAGTTCTTGACCATCCACACAGGACATTGTTAATGTTTGTGCGTCTAATCCCGGTCATTTCGCTAGCCGTTGAAATGCTTTTATACTCAGCAACCTTTTCATCCCCAGCATACTGCGCAACCCTTTTTGATTTGCTGTAGTCAATGTTGTACTGGCGGTCACACCACTCAAGATTATCAACACAACAATTCAACGGGTTTTCGTCCTTATGATTAACCTCAGGCAGATTGTACGGATTTGGTATAAATGCTTCCGCAACAAGTCTATGTAATGAATACGCTTTTGAATCGCCGTCTCTTGAAAGAGTAACCGCAAGGTACTCATGACCTTTGTTTCCTCTTGTGTGCGGCTTTATATATTTCGCTTTTCTATGAACGATGATATCACCGTGCATATTTCTCGCATTCACTACTCTTGGGAGCGATAAAACTTCGCCAATGTCGCTTATAAGGTACAATCCTTCGTACCCAACGACATCTTTCCATAGTGACATTCCTTTTTATCCCCTTTTCTGCTTTTCTTCGCCACAATTTCTTTTGTGTTCGAAAGGTTTTGACACAGTTTCTTTTGTGTCGTCATTAGATAGCTTTATCCTATCATGATGCCGTGAAAAATGCAAGTACCGCTTTTCTCCCACATGGTAAGCCATGCCCTCCCCTGTTTTGCTGACAGTCAGCTCTTAAATTGTCAGAAAATAAGGCTGTGTAGCATCCGTGTAGTAAGTGTATGAATTACTTCATTTTCTATAAACCTCCTATATATATTTTTTTTTCTAAATACTTTTTATATATATTATCCTACACTACTACATTTTTATAAAAGTAAAAGAAATAAAAGTATAGTAAATATAATAAAAAATAGGGTTTCGAAACTGTGTAGCATCGGAATTTTATCAAACATTTGCTACACATTTTCGGGTTTTGCTACACAAAAAACGGCAGGTGCTTTCCACTCACCCACCGTCTTTTTAATAGTGTAATTTTTTACACTCTTAATATTGAATTAAATTGTATAGAATTGTGTCTCAGGCATTCTCTATGGATTCCATCATCAAATCCTTATATTCGTCTGTGTGGTCTCTCGCCGCGCGGGTCAAAAAGTATGCAGGTTTGATTCCTGTACTCGTTCCAAGTTCCTGATAAACAGCATAATACACGTCTGTACCAACCATTGTATAGAGAACAGACCCAACGCTATTCTCATTATGCGTGATGCTCCTTCTCATGTTTCCGGTATCAATTCTGTGTTCCTGTGTCACATACTCCCGCGCATGGGAAACGGCATTCGTACCTATCGACCTCAGACCTCTATGCACTGCACTTTTTAAGGCTTTCAGAACCTCAGCGCTGTGGTCGTCAATCTCGAGAGTGATTTCAATCGCCATTATACGAACCTCACTTTCACATGGATTTTACCCTGCTTATCTTTCGGCAACGTTGACTTAAAACCATTTACCCAAGTGTTTTCAACACACCTGCAATTGTGCGCTATGGCAAAAATGCCGTTGCTTTTTCGTTTACTTTGTGCTATACTTGAATTGACGAAATAATACCCATTTTCAGTTTGGAGGTTATAAACATGGGAACACCCAGAACTAAAGTCAACGCTGACGATATTATCCGCGAATACAAAGCCGGAAAATCCGTCAAGGCACTCGCTAATCAATTCGGCGTTTCTCGCAGCGTCATTATCCAGCGGCTTCACTCTGCCGGAATACAGCAGCGCAATCGGTCTGAGTCTATGTATCTCAGGATGTCGCAAACTACGCCAGACGAGCGAAAACGCCTTACTAAAGCCGCTAACGATGCAAAGCGCGGGCTTGCAAACTCTCCAGAAATGCTCCACAAACGTGCTATCGCGCAAAAAAGATTTATCGGAATGTTTGAGCAAGAATTTATTGATGCTATTGAAAGCGCCGGAATTTCTACCTTCCCGCAAGAGCCTTTTCTTAGTTATAATCTCGACATCGGATGTGGGAATATCGCCGTGGAAATTCACACTCAAACTGCAAGTCCGCTCTCCGCCCATTTTATCAAGAAACTCGTGGATTGCGTCAATTCTGGGAAAAGCATGATTTACGTTTGGATTAACCCGCAGCGAAAAGTCCTTTTGCCCGAATGTTACGATAAGGTTATCTCCATTTTGCAAGGATTCCGCCTTAACCCACCCGCCAATAGTCAATATTGGGTGATTCGGGGTACAGGTGAAGTTTACGCCTCCGGCTGTTTTGACGGTAACGAATCGCCCTGAATAATTGTGCTTATAGCTACGGATAACTTCACTATCCGTGGCTATATTTGTTTCGCCCACAAAACAGTTATACACATTCGCCGGGCTTCCTCCGGGATCGCCGGGGTACATCATCTTTTCACCGTCTACAATAAACGGCTCATCAAGAGGGATTCCATTCTCTCTGTCCCTGTATCTGTCTCCGGCTTCGGAGTGCCACTCGCGCACTCTGCCATCCTCAGCGTCAAGCCAACAATGCACGATCAGAGCGCCTTCGTCCTGCAAATCTTCGGCGCTTTTATGATTCGCGCCATTTTCCACGGTATTGATAGCCGTTCGCGCCGCCCGCATAGCCGCCGCTTCGTTCCCGTTACAGACATCCACAAGACGCTTTGCAATCTGATCCATGCTTTCGCCCTGCAGGATTCCCTGTAACAGCTCTCCGTTCAGGCGTTTTTTATTCCACGGAATATCCTTCTTCGGGTCGAGCTTTTTGTACGGCAGGAAAAGTTTACTGTCTTTCGCAAGGGACAGTTCGCGTACGGTATACGGGTCTACGAGATCGAAAGAAATATCAATTCCCGGTATTTGCCCGATAATACGCTCCATAGCCAGATTATAGCTCGTTGCATACGCCTCCGGCAGTTTTCCATTTAGATAATCCATTGCCATCTGGTCGACATTGGCAAGCGTTTTTGCCGCGTTGTCCTTCATGTTTTCCCAACGCTTGCCATCAAATATCCTGCGTCTGCGCCATTCCAGATAATCAGCCTGTGACAGCTTTCCCGCTTTTACAAGAGCGCGTTTCTTCGCGTCATTCTTTCGAAATGTCTCAAAGTATTTGTCATACTTCTCCTGCAGTTCCTGCGCCGCCCTGCTGTAGATTTCCCGCAGGTGCTTCTTCATTTCCCGAAGCTCCCTGTTCGTATACTGTCGCGCTGTCATTTGCTACCTCCGGCTCGAAACGGTCAACTGCTTCTTCTTCTTCCTTTTCTTTGAGCACGGATTCCAACTGATCCGCATCGCCCAACAGAGACAGGATTTTCTCGGTAATATACCGACTGCTCAGATAATCCGTACACTGTAGTACCACTTGCACCATTTCCTGCGTATTAACGATCATGGAACGTGTGAAGGAAGGATTGTCCTCGATTCCCGCCACGAACATGATTCCACTCAGGAAGTCAAGCACGCAATATTCGAAAGCGTCCGCCTTGCTGTTCAGCGGTTCATATGCCGCTTTGATCTGCGTAGCAGTAGCTGCGCCGCCGACAATAACCTTTGTATCGAGCGCCATATAGTCATCGTAAAGGTCATCCCGGATTCTTGATAGCAGGGCTTCCTTGCTCCCGAATGGCACATCAACCGTGTGGGCTTGTGCGCTTGCCCCATCATCAGATACCACAGCCGCTTTCACGGTACGCATTCTCTGCACGAACTGCGCAAGGTCGATATCATCCATGCCGCCCGCGTTATTGATCGTCCAGTAAATCAGGCTTGCATCATCCACATCGTTTGCGAACCCACTCTTGATGAGGTCATACGCGTCAATTCCTTCCTGAATTCCCACAAGCTCGCTCTGATGCCCCAAATTCGCCCACAGCGGCACAATCGGAAAGGAAGGATAATTCTCCCCGTCAAAAATCTCTGTGCCGTCTACGGGGCTTGTGCGGACTCTCAGGACGTATTTACGCTTCGGTCTCAGCACTTCGCCCGCTTCACCAACGCGCCAGATATACTCCGTATAGCCGTCCAGTTCGTACAGCGTAGCGCGGAGCGGTTTCAGATTGTCGATCTGCCAGAAACGGATTCCGGCTTTCATAGCGCCATCCTCTTCATCATAGAGCGGCATGAACTCCGTCAGCCGAAAGACCTCCATGTGGTCATAGTTCCAGAACCCGAAAGACACGCCATCCACAAGCGCTTTATGTGCCGCGTCCTGCAGGTCAGAATCGAAATCATCACCAAGCCTGTCCCCTGCATCCTTATCCCAAGTAACGCCGTTTCCGAGAAGATACTGCGTTTCCTGCGTTACGAAGCGGTTAAAAAAGTTCGAGCAGATTTTATGATTCGCAGAATAGTTATCCGGCACAGCTTCCCCGGACAGTTTATATAACAGCTTCTGATAGGTCACTACGGTAGTGTTCTGACGCTTATCATAATCCTGCGCTTTCTGCGCAGTCTTGAACGCGTCAGAGTTTCTGTGCTTGTCAATCGCAGTACGCACCCACTCAATCCGTTTCGATTCATCCGTGCCAACTGCCTGCAAATCCTGAAATGTCAGCATTAGCTTATCCTCCGTAATGCTTTTTTGATAATACGTTTTGTTTTGACAAAATACCTTGTTGCATCCATGCAATTATGGACAATTAAACCACCCTCAATCGAAAAATTGTGGTTGTCGTCAACTTCCATGTTGTAAACGTCAGCTTTCCCGACTTTGCGAATTGCTTTTATTCCAACGAAGGAAATCATAATGTCAAGTATTCTGTCTGATACAAACAAATCTTTTGCTAAGACATAACCATGCTCTGTCAATATTGGATGTTCACCCGTACAACGAATGAAACGCCCGTCCTCTGTTTCAATTTCGTAGATTTCCGCTTTCTCTTGCGTCAATTTGCAATCGTGATACGGTTTTAATTCTGCAACACCTGTTTCCGTGTTATAGCTCCACACTTCCCCGGACGTTTCAACCAATTCTGAAATTGGTTTTGCGCCGTCTTTTGTGTTTACTAACGTCTCACCAATAAGACAATGGTCATTTTCTTTTACTGGCCGATCATCCAAACAGTTTGTGTCCCATTTATACCCTGCGGCTTCTTCACGCCAGTTCTTGCAGGCGGGCGAGATGCAGATATATCCGTTGTCCAGTGCATTAGCTGTTTCCCGGATGCCGTCTAACACCGCGTTATCGGCCTTGATGACTTTGTATCTGTGCCCGCGCTTGCGCAGTAACGCTATGAACGAAGCGGCTGACGGGTCAATGATCGTTTCTATGCGCTGTCCCGGGGTTATGTCCATGAGCCATGTATCAATATCCTGAGCGTATTGCTCGTCCGTCTTTTGTACGCCCTTATCACGTCCGCTGTAATAGTATTCACGGACAGCATACCATATGCCGCCGAACTTCGCAAATAGGAGCGCGGCGAAAGCGTTCATGGTTCCATAGTCGATTGCGAGACAATATTCCTGCGGTTCCTCGTTTGGCGCGGTACGGATAGCCTTTTCATGCATGGGATAGACCAAACCCTCTGCAATACAGCGTTCCCCGTCAATATCTCGGCGATACCATACGGAGCCGGGGACGTACTGACTTTTGATTTCTTCCAAGCGTTGCGGAGAGATCGCAAGGTTATCAGCAATCGTGAAGTGTTCGTACTGATAGCCGCCAACGTACTTCGTCTTATATCGGTCAATGTAATTCTTATAAATGCTGTGTCCGGGATTACACGGGTTCAAGTCCCATAGAACTAAAGGCTTCTTTGCCGCCACCTGACGCCCGAAGGCCACTTTGATAAAACTCGTTCTGCTGTCTTCGCTATCATAATGCTCATTAATTTCCGTAGCAATCCACATCCCGTAAGAGTTACCAAGGATCCGCTTATACGAGTCAGCTTTTGAACCTCCTACGAAAATAACAACCTTTTCGCCTGTCTGCGTATAGATAAAAAGCGCTTCGTTGTCTTTGTATTTGCCCCACTTACAGCGCCCCCGGAAAAGGTTTTCCAAACCAAAGCCGTTGCAGACGCCGATATTGAGCTTCGCATTACCGATCGTGGAGCCGGATGCCAGATGAATCTTATCCGGGCATTGCTCAAGATACATTGCGGCTATAATACAGTGATCGATTGTCTTTCCAGAACGAATAGCGCCCTCCGCAACATTCATTTTATTACGGAGAGCGCCTTTTATGTATGCTTTATGCTTTTGCGAGAAGGGCTTCCAATCAATCGTCTGTCGCTTATTCATCTTTCAACATCTCCGCAAGCCCTGTCAGGTCTTCCACCTCAGTAATCGTCTGCTCAATTTTATCAGATTGCCCGAGCCAATTCTTACCAAGAAAGATCGCCATAGGGACAGAATGTTTCGATAGTTCAAATTGATTTCTTCTGAGCTGAATTTTCAACGCCATTAAACTATTTTGTTTTGAATATTCTTGAAAAGTCACCCCAAATTCACGTTTGCACCATCGCGAAAGCGTATCTATATTTACGCTTTCGCGATGG